ATACTTAGACTGCTCCTTTGTTGTGTGCTACTCACTACTGAGTAATATAACTTAAAGTATATATTCTAAGCTATGTATATACTATAACATATATAATAATACTTGTCAACCTTTTTGTTAAAAAAAAGTCGTAAAAAAAGGGCGACAAATAAATGCCGCCCTTCCTAATACTCTATTTAAGACTATGTCTTAAGAGAATGTTACGCCTGCGATAGTAACAGTACCTAAGTAGTCTGCCGCATTACCTAGAGACGATGCTGTGTTTGATAACTCAACATATCCGTATCTAGTCATAAAGCTAACTACTGGCTCAAAACTATCTGGATCAAGCACAACGCCACTACTCATCAATGGAATGTATGGGCAGTAAAACGCTGGTGCGTCTGATTCAGAAGAACCTTTGTAACCAACTAGTACTGATGTAGCGTCACCCGCATATGAATCAACATATACTTTCATTGCACTATTCAAAGTACCAACCATCTTAGTGTTAGTTGGTGCTTCAAAAGAACCCTCAGTTGTTCTTGCGAACGCTGAAGTTGTTGCAGATTGAAGTACAGTTAATGCATGTGGACTAACCACTGCATAGTTACCAGCACCACGACGTGTACGCTGAGCAATAGTATTTGCAACGCGGTTGATCATAACAGCTAAAGCCGCATGTTCGTCACCTACGAAAGTTGCAGTACCACTAACAGCAGTCTGGTCGTATGCCTGTTGGTTTGTAGTTCCAGCTAAAGCACGTAAAGAAGCTAATACTTCTTGATCGATCTCAGCAGTAATTTCTTGGGCCAAAGCCGCCATAATTTCTGCTTCAATATCGATGCCTTGTTGTGCTTGAGCATCTTGAGCCGCTTCAAAAGTCCAGCGAGCTGATAGCTTTCTGGTTTTTGCTTCGACTGTTTGCTTTAAGATCTGGATTGACAATCTCTTGCCAGCCGCACCTTCAAGAGCCGCTGTTGCAGATCCTTTTGGTGTTGCATCTGTAGCATTACCGGAGTAAGCTGATGCGATCTTAAATGGTGAAAGTGCTTCTTCACCTACTTCGTTACCATCAGATGAATCTGAGTAACGTACTCTTAATGTGTGGATTTGACCCACGGGACCTGTCATAGGCTGTACACCGACTAATTCGTTGGCGATAACAGTTGGCATGACACGTCTGATTACTGGTAGGATAACTCTATTTAGAGTTGCAACATTACCTGCGGAAGTTCCGCCGGCTGTAGCAGTCTCATTCAACCACTTGCGTGTGTTTTCAAGAGTGCTTGCCATTGTTGCTTTCTTATTGCCTTGAAGGCCTTCTAAAAGTGCAACTTTGGTATCCTGCCAGCGACTTTCTAGTAGTTCTGACATTATTTTCTCCTTATTTCAATCCTGCAAGTCGTCTAATGTCAACAATATTATTTGTTGATTCGACGCTTACACTACTAACGTTAGTTTTTCTATTGCCTGTAATCTCTTTTGCCTCTGACTCTGTTAATCTCGCCTTCTTCTTCTCCGGAGTCTTCCCGTCAATAACGGCAGTAATATACTTATCAAACGAATTTTTCAATTTGTCTGTTTGTACACTTTCCAGTAAGTCATTCATAATCTCACGTTGGTCCTTACTTAAAGGCCCAGTTAATTCGGACATTACGTCTTTTCTCTTAGTCGCTTCTACAAGTTTTGCAATCTCTGCATTCTTTGTAGCGATAATTTTCTTAGCTTGTTCAGCTACAGCTTTTGCTTCTCCAACTGTTTTGTCTTTCAACGCAACAACCTTCATTAGCTTAGATGTTTCTGATTTTTCATTTAAGTATGAATTAGTATACTCATTTGCAAACGTTTCGAAAATCTTGCGACCAAAATCGTTTTTACGTGCTGAATCAATATCATCTTTCAGTGCAGTAATTTCCTTTTTAAGGCCCTTACTTACTGTTTCAGTTACTAGTTCTGCACTTCTCTTAACAAAGGTAGTTTTAACTTTTGTTAAGTGATCTTTAGCTTCACGTACAAGGCGTACCTTGGTTTCGGCTAAGTCTTTCTTGTCTTGATGGAACTCTGCAATTTCTTTTGACAAAGCTTCTACTACAAACTCTTCAAGTGCACCAAATTTCTCTGATACAACTTTTTGATCCTCATGTAGTTCTCCAACTTCCTTCTTTAACTGATCTAGTACAAAGCCCTTTAACAAATCTGCGTTTTCACGCATTGCAACAGCGTATTTTGCTCTTGCCTCTGCTAGTGCTTTTCTATCTTCAGTAAATTCGGAAATTTCTTCGCTTAGTTTATCGTTGACTAAACTGTCAACAGCTTCTACCATATGAGCTTTATCTATCTCATACTTTGAAGCAAACTCTTCGCGAAGCTCGGCAGTGACAGTAAGTTTATTTTCATTAACTTGCTTGTCCCATGCTTCTTGGATGTCAGCTTTAATCTCTTCGGAAAGAACATTGTTCTCAAAAAGTGATTTTAGTGCTTCCAACATTATGGTCTCCTATTACCTTAGACCCTTGATGATATTCACCAAAGATTCTTTTAAATATTTTTGTGCCTTCGCATCGCCTGATACTTCACGTGCTATTTCAAGTGCCTTATACCCCCCACGGGAATTTAGTAAATGCTCGTATATGGGAGTTGGGTATGCACCCGGAGCACTTGGTTGTGCTACGCAATCAACTGTAATGATCTCGTAATCACTTACTTCGCCGTCACCGTTTTCTGAAACGTTACCGGAACCACGCGATGAAACACCTAGTTTTACGCCTGCTTCAAGCATCGTTTGTACTAGTTGTCCCATTGGCGTAGGTAATACTTTTAACTTTCCGTAACCGTTTGGTCCATCCATCCACATCTCTGTGATCATATGGCTTACGCGGTCTAAGTTAATGTTAAGTCCTTCTGGGTGATCAACTTCTCCAAGAACACTATATCCTCCAGTAATTTGATCGTTGAGAGTTTTGACAGCTCTACCTATCTCAGTAACAGGGTAAACTCGCTGGTTAGCATTCTTTACACCGCCTTGGATGCAAATACCTTTTAAATAAAGATCTTTGCCGCCTTTCTGGTTCTCAGTAGTCTCGACGACCATATTTGCTTGGTCGAATGTCAATGTCTCAGTTAGATTGAACACTTATAAGTTCCTTAACAATTATTTACCAACAACACTTTTGCTGTCAGTACCTGATTCGCCTGCGCCTTTTTTCTCTGCGCCATGGCCTTTTGAGTTAGCACTCATTGACTTTGAAGCTTTTCCGCCTGGTACGTTAACGTTCCCTGCATTATCTTCTTTAGGTCCAGAAGCTTTTCCGCCCTTTTCCTCAGATGAACCTTTAGCAATATTTGCTGTTGTTCCACCCATGTCATTTTTGCCAGCTACTGGAGATTTGGTGTTATCACCATTGTCGCCCATATTAGCTGTCACTTTTTCAACATATTCACGCATTTGTGAATTTGCATCTTTTGCGCCTTCATAACGCACTGGTGCTACTTCAAGATCGGCTTGTGGAGCAAATGCTTCCTCAGCCTCTTCCTCATCACCTTCGTCTCCAGCATCCATTGGCATTTCCATGTCATCTTCGCCTTCGTCGTCACCTTCTTTGTCGTCACTCATCATGGCGTCAAATTCAGCTTTTAGGTCATCGAAAGTATCTTCTAAATCAGTAACGCGGTCTTCAATGTCCTCGTCATCTGACTCTTCACCTTCTTCGCCGTCTGTATCAGCGGCAATGTCAGCCATCATATCATCAGCGGCATCGCCACCCATGTCATCATCAGCTTCTGGTGTAATTTGATCTACAAAGTTTTCTTCAACTTCTTCGTCTGTAGCTTCGTCAACTTCTTCATCAGTAGTTTCGTCAACTTCTTCGTCTGTTGATTCATCTAAGTCTTCGTCTGACTCATCTACTTCTTCATCGTTTGCTTCATCTACTTCTTCATCAGTTGTTTCATCAACTTCTTCGTCTGTTGCTTCGTCTACTTCAACTTCTTCAACATCGTCTTTTAGTAAATTTTCGTATATATCGCGTGATTTTTCAACCACAATCTCGTGAAACAGGTCTTCTGCACCCGCTCTGTCTTCAGCAATTAGCTTTTCAAGCATTGCTTCAAATTTATTCGTATTAGCCATTTTATTATCTCCTCCTGTTGTTTAGATATGATAAGCTGTCAATTGTATTTATGGTTTTTGATTAAAAGGGGGGTTAAACCGGACAAAACGAGCCGGTTTTACATTAAGATTATAAATCCATGAACTTTTCCATGAATTCCTTGGTTGTCATATGCGACAAGTTACCTAATGGGCGTAAGTTGTCTGGACAGTAGTCATCTTTGTTCTCAACTACTCTTATATATCTCTTTTGAATGTTTTTTTGAATTATGATACCTGTTTGTCTAGACCAATTCCCATGGTATGTTGCAACTTCTGTACTTCTTTTATAATTTTCAGTGTCTGCGTACAAGTTATTAATCTTTCCTTCTGTACCTTCAAAATCAAACCCTAGTATGTATATCTGATCATGTGTATGTTCTGTAGTGTTTGTAGCTAACCATAATGCAGTTGGTCCGCTTGACCAGCCTAATGGAGTTGCAAAGTAGTTAAATTTATGAAATTTCTCGAATAATTTGTTTGGATTAGTCCATACGCTATTATCTATTTGGTACTGTGATCTGTTTATCTCTGTAACCATCTTAGTATCTACTGCAACTAGATAGTCAGGATTTACGCCTTCTCTATAAACTGCGTTACAAGCGTATAGTAATCCGTGTTGTTTGAGTTTTGTTAAATTTACAGGTTTTCTAGAGGTACCGTTACCTACTACAAACGCTATTGACATTCTTAGACACCTACTTCTGCATTAGCTGAAAGTCCATACATTTGTCTTACAAAATGTAATTCCTTCTCGCTCTCCTCTTTATGTAGTTCAGATGCTTGTCTCATTTTATTAATCTGGCGTAGGGTTAGTCGCGTCTTACGTGTGTCATCTTTCTTAAGAATCGAGTCGTCATACGAGGGATCATAAGAGGTGTTTTCAACAGGCTCTAATGTTTCTTTATCAAAATAAAATAGTTCACGTAGTATCATGCTAGTATTTATACCTCTCCGCCCGGTAGCGGGGTTTCACCTGTTACTGTTTCTGGAGGAGTACCATCTCCACCATCTTCTGGTGCTGGTGCGTCCGGATCAACAGCTTCGTCTTCCATACCTGACATGTCAGCAGTCATGCCTGCGGCACTTACTCCTGCTCCACGCATTTCGCCTGCGGCGTCTGTTGGAATTGGTTCTATGTTTTCATCGTTCTCTTCACGCCATAACTTTTCGTTGTCTGCAACTTCTTCTGCACTTAGGCCTAAGAAACGTTTTAGTGCAAATCTATTTGAAACATAAGGTACTGCACTCATTTGTGTAAATGTACCAACTCTTGCATTATCAAGTTCACTCTGTCTGTAACTTGCAAAGTTTTGTGGTGGTTGCATTCTAAGGTCAAACATTGCTGTGTCAATGTTAATACCTTTTTCTAATAGGTAACGTTTAAAATCTTGGTTAAAACTTTCTGTTAAAAGCCCTTGTAGTCTTTCACAGTAGGTATTGAATCGTAACTCTTGTATGTATGCTGTACCCACTCGCCCATCTTGGAATGCACTAGCACCATCGTCAGGCCCTGTAGGAAGATAAGAACTAGGAATACGCAAGCCGCGTACCAGCTTATTAGTAAAATATCTAAGATCATCAATCTCTCCTAGGTTAGTACCGCCTGGTAGTGTTTCAACTTTAGAACCTCTACCTTCAGCAGTTTGTGGGAAGAAGTAATCTTCATTAATACTTAATGGGTTATAACTACTATCAATAACATTATTTCCACCGCCTGTAGCACTTGGAATACGTCTTTGATGAATGTCTGTTTTTACACGTTCAACAAACTGCATTGCTAAGTGACTTGGCATATTACCTACGTCAACGTAAAATACTCTACGCTCAGGTGCTCTTTGCACTCTGTAAATAATAATAGCATCTTCAAGTAATTCTTTTTGTTTGTATACTTTAAATATTGATTCAAGTAAACTGTTACCAAACGGAAAGTTGTTGTCTAAGCCTTCGCTTAAACTTAAATGCACCATATGCTCTGCATCAATTGCAAATTCTGATTCGCCTTTAGCAAAACGTCCACCTTGTAATGCTTGGTTAGGTGCGCCTGTCATTCCTCTTGCACCGCCAGTCATATAACCATCACCGCCACCAGTAACGTTTCCGTTAGTCTGTAATGGTGTAGTTGCTACGCCGTCAACAAAGTTTAAATTAACATTCTTAACAACATATTGTTCAGGGGTTTTGCCTTCGCTTTCGTTAACAATAATCTTTGTAACGTTTGCCGGATCAATGAAGTGCCATTTTTTAGTTTCTGGATCTCTAATAAAAAATGCATCACCATACTTAAACACATTACGTAAAATACGAAACATGCGTGTTTCAAACTTCTGTAACTTACACCATTGTTGTAGATATAATTTAAGTGTTGTTACTTCTGTGTTAGTTGCGTCTTGATTAAAGTCCATCATAAACGGACTTCTATTTGATGTATTCTTTTGGGTTGTAAATTCTGCTAAGATATCTAATGCGGCATTGACTTCACTGTCATTGTCCATTGTATTATACTGACCATACCGTTCAACACGATTTGGCGAACCAACATACACATCTGGTAGGTAACTTGAATAGTTTGCTTGGGCTGGGCCCATGCCGCCGTCTCCGCGACCGCCTAGTGGGGAATAACTTCCATTTTGTGCAGTACCAGTAGGAACTGGCGTAAAATAACGTTTCCAACTCATATTATGCCGCTCCTGATAGTGCTCGTGTCATGTTTTTTCCACCTTTAGTTTGTTTTTTCAACTCTTCAAGTATCAAGTTGTTAACACTATTTAACGAAGTTAGCATGGAAGAAGACTTATCTTGACTCTCGTTATTAACATTTAGTACTTTGGTAAACGATGCTTTGGTTTCTGCATCCATTGTTTTATACACTTCGTTGTATTCTTTAATCTGTTTAATTAATTCTTTTATGTTTTTAGATACAGATTTTAAATTGGCATCGTCCATAGCTTCAACATATGCCGCAATGCCTTGTAATCCGTCTCCAATATTTTTTAATCCTGCGGCATCAATGTCAGCAAAAGATTCAAGATCTTTAGCCATTTTTGTCATGCCACCATCATTGCCAAATAACCCACCTAAGAATTTACTAAAGCTATCCATTAAGCCGTCACCAGTAAATGCTGAGATACCTTTTTGTAAACTAGTTAATGCAGGTCCCATCTCTTTCATTGATTTTGAATCAATGCCTTCAAAGGATTTAACACCTGCTGATATCTTTTCTAAGGCTCCGTCACCTACAAACGATGCAACAATACCACCTTTGGCCAAGCCCATAATATTAGATGTTAACGGACCTAATGATTTACCAACGTCAAGTAACTTCTTAGAATCCATGTCTTCAAACTTCTTAACACCGCCTGCTAGTTTATCAATGCTACTAAAAATAGAATCAATTACTGCCGCAATTCCAAACATCGCAACACCAACTCCGGCAAATGCTAAACCAAGCGCCGCAATGCCTGGCGATGCAATTAGTAGTGGAGTGGCCATAGCCGCAACTGCTACTGTAAATCCAATTAATACTGCCGCGGCACCTATGCCGCCCCACATTAATGCTTTGCCAAATGTTTCAAACTTTTCAATTATTGGTCCTAAGGCCGCAAACATAGTTCCAAACAGTCCTGCACCTTTTTCACCACTTGCTCCACCTTTGTTACTCTCTGGATGACCGGGTGGTGGTTTGCTCTCTCCAGTAAACATTCTTTTGATTGGTTCAAAAATATACTTAGATACTAACTCTCCAATCTTCATTGTTTTAAAATCTTTAGTAAAGTTTGCAATATATGTACCTATACTATCAATAGCTACTCCTAGCCTATCAATAAATCCTTGGATCATTGTTTGCGTTTCAGCTTTGCCAAACCATGCTGTCAACCCTGATAATGCAGTTTGCATTTTATCAAAGATGCCAGAAGTAATCAGTTTATCCATAATATTACTACGTACTGTTTGGATCACTTTATCAAAGTTGGTCAGTATTTTTTCTTTAGCGGCCACAGCATCTAGTTGTTTTTGGTCTGCATCAGAAATTTTACCACCGATTGTTGCCATTCTAGACATTGCTAGTACAGCAT